GTAAGTTTCGGACACGGCTCTTAGACGGACTAGCAAATATAATATTATGAAGATTTCGAATATTAATACCTGTACTAAAAGTACCATAACTTGCCACGACAATTGCATCTTGTTCAATCTCCATTATTCGTCTAATTTCTTCTCTGTCAGCAGTATCAGTACCACCATGTACAAAAAATACCTTTCTACTGCCTATCTTTTCTGTATTTCTTATGTTATCATACAGGATTTTGCCGTGTTTGTCAACCATTTGATAGAGAACTAAAGTATTTTTACCTAGGCTAACTGCAAGATTCTTAATGAATTTATTCCTGGCTTCACTTGAGATTAGATACTCAATTTCTTCTTGATAAGTTTTATCTTTCAACTCTAAGCATTTTTCGTCTGGATGTTTTAACACTAAACATTTGATTTCAAAATCTGATACTTGCTTCTTATCAATCAATTCTTTTGTAGTGATTACTTTGTTTACCGGGCCAAATAGACCTTCTAGTACAAGTTGATGTGTTTTTGTGCCATCCAACGTTCCTGTAAGTCCTATACGATATTTGGCATTAATACAAGAAGTGAGTATTGATGTGAGAGATTGTGCTTTAAAGAGATGTGCTTCGTCACCTATTACATAATCAAATTGTTCAAAGTATTCTTTTGGTTGTTTATATAAAGATTGCCATGTGGAAATAATTAAAGGCAAGCTTGATTGTTTTTCTTTTCCTTGATATATTTTATGAACTAAAGATTTCATCGAATCGCTTGCATAATCTTCAAAATCTGTGTATAGTTGTTCTACTAAAGAAGTTGTAGGAACAATAATAAGGCCTTTAAGATTTTGATATTTGTATAACTGTTGAAATAGTAAATAAATGATAAGAGATTTACCTGATGCAGTTGGTGAAACAAGTAACGCTCTACGTTTACGCATTGCATGAACAAAAGCATTTAATTGATGTTCTCTTACTTCTATTGAAGTGCCTTTAGATTGAATATCTAAATCTTCAATAAATTTATTGGCATGATAAACTGGATAATCATCATCTACAAGGTCATGTGAATAAGTATATTTTCTATCGTTACAGAACTTTTCTAGATATGGCAATAATCCAATATAGATTTGTGAGTTGTGTAAGTGAAACAAATATATTTTACCGTTCCACAATCTGCTTTGATAAGCCGGGACAAAAGTGTGGCCTGGTACAAAAAAAGAAAAATGTTCGTGCAATTCTCTAGCAATGCCACGCTCACAATCTATTTTTAAAAATACCTCATTTACTTTAGAGATAATTATGTGTTCTTTATTGTCCACCTATAAACCGTTCCCAAGATATAAAATCACGAATTTGCCAAGTTCTTTGCTTCAATTCATTCAAAATAGATTCAATCACAGATACCGTTTCTTCGTGATATACTTTCTTTTCGAGTAACTTGATTAAATCTTCATCTGCTTCCAAATAAGCGTTTACGTCTGATTTAAGAACAAATTGAAATGGATCCCAACCATATTCTGCAAGGTCATCTTTACTTAGTCGGCCTCCATAATAATCAATCTTAATTTTACGCATACGGAGATAATTAAAATGAGCCTTCTTGGCAGCCATTTTATGCTTAATTAGTATTGTGATGTATTTGTTGTGAAGTTTTGGAATCTTTAATAATTCTATGCCAGGTTCCGTTTGGCTTATTTCAGCGTCTGACTTCCACAATTCGAGTATTTGTTCTAAAGTTTCCATAATATAATCAATAAATTAACGTTAATATTACACGGTAACACAAACGATGTTACTGTGTCAAGCCGTGGTGAATTCGAAGTAATCGTAGTTGAAAGAAGATGTGGCTGTTAAAATGTTATCAGCTGATAATTCGGTATCAAAATTTAAATCTGATAATGTTACAGGAAAAGCGTTATAAAAAGTAACTCTAATAAGAGGATTGTTTAAAGCTGTCAATAATGTTAATGTGGCATTAGAATAACTTTGTTGGCCATAAGCTCTAGTACTTTGTTGTGCTGATAATTTATTTCTATCAGAACTATTTGGTGATGCCATAGACATAAACCACTTATACATTTCAATCCAAGATTGTAATTCTTCATCAATTGTAAATGTAATATCCAACTCATTATAAGAAAGTTTAATTCCTGGTGCATACAAGTCTAATACCGGTGTTGATATTTCTGCTTTACCCATTGAAACGCCAGGCAAATTTACTTTTTGGCAAAAATATTGAACAGTAGGTATTCTGTCAAAAGTTAATATAAACTTTGACGCTTGTAAGTAATTGGTATTTTGAGGAGTTATATTAAGTGCAGTCATACAAGTATTTAGGTCTCTATTTTAACACACTTCCAACCTTTGTATGAACCTCTAGATAAATTTCCTTGGTCTAAATTATTTTCACGACAAAATTGTCTAAGATTTTTAATTGTAAATTGGTTACCTTGTAAATTAGTTATTAACCATTCTTTAGATAATTTTTTAGATAATGTATCTTTTTGTGATTGTGGTTGTTTAAACCCAATACGAGAAAGTCTAAGTTTTTCTTTATCATAAACTCCATTAGCCCATCTTTCTTTAGCTTTTTTTCGGTTATGTTCAATTTGTTCTTTCGACCACCAACCTTTATCAAATCCGCCATCTAATCCATTTTCTTCTTTTAAATTTGCCCATTCAGACGATTCAACTATATTATTATCTTTTGAAAATTTTAAAGCAAAATCAACTAATTCTTTTTCATCAGTAAATAATTGTTGCCATATAGTATCAATTTCAAGTCCATGTTTTTTAATGTGTCTAATCCAATGTTTACCTGAACCGAGATACTTGTTTGGATCTTTAGTTGTTTTACCAAAATATTTTAATTTAGTAATTTTGTGTTGTTTAATGTATAGATATGTTGGTTTCATAATAATAAAAAAGGTTAAGAATTATATGTATTTATATACAAAAAAACAGGAACCGAAGTTCCTGTTTTAAATATTACTCTATGGTAATTTTATCAATAAAATCAATAAGTTATCACATGAGGTTTTTTACACCGAACAAGCGATAGTACACGTTAGTACGAGCATTTAATGCGCCAGAACCTTGTGTAAGACCTTGTGCGAATGGGTTAGCAACCATACCGTAACGAGTCTTGAATCCAATTTTTGGTTGGAATGTGAACTGGTCAACTGCACGAACCATTTGTAATGGAACGTATGGGCAGTAGAACAATCCAGCATCGTATGGTGAAGAACCTTTGTAACCGATAGTTACGAGTTCTTGGTTAGCAGTATAACCACCAAAGTATGGGTCGATATACACTTTAATACGACCGTGTAATAAACCAGCAAATGTGTTACCAGTATCATCTACTTGCAAGTCAGCTTGTAATGCAGGTGCGTAAGACAATACACCAGCCATTGCCATAGCAGAAGCAACGTCAGAAGAAACGATTAACACGTTACCTTTACCTCTACGAGTTTGTTTTGCAATAACGTTAGCATCACGTTCAATTTGGAAAATCAAACCTTTGAAGCGTTCAACAGACCAACGACCGTTAGAGTCAGTATCTAAGTCGAAGTAACCAGCAGTAGTTGTACCGTATTGAGCACCTGCAACAGCACAAGTGTAGATAGTACGGATAACTTCACGGTTAATTTCAGCAAGAATTTCAGTAGAAAGGATGTTAGACAATTCTGTTTCAGCGTCAAGACCATGGATTGCTTTTAAGTCTTGTGCTAATTCTAATGAGTATTCAGCTTTTAATGCACGGGATTGAGCAGTTACAGTAACTTTCTCAATAGAGAATGCCATTTGTTGGAAAGCATTACCACTATCTGAACCTAACAATTCAACGTTAGCTGTAGGGATACCAATACCAGTAGTAGTAGCACCAGAAGTAACGTTTTGGAATGTGTTAGCAGTATCAGTTGTAATTGTACCTTGGAAACCGTATGGGTTACCAGCGGATGCATTACCAGAGAATACTGTGTTTGCTTCGTTGTAGAATGCTTCTGCGTTTGAATTACCTTGACCTGTGTAACGAGCACGCATTGCGAAGATTAAGCCTGTTGGGCCAGTCATTGGTTGTACACCAGCAACATCATAAGCAATAAGGTTAGGTAAAGAACGGCGAACTAAAGAAATCAAAATTGGGTCAAAGTTCTGTACACCGCCAGCAACGTTAGTTGGGCCTGCATCAGAAACTTCGTTCAATTGTTGACGGTCTTGAGCCATCGCTTGACGTTGATTTTCCAAAATAACCGTTGTAACTGCACGCTTATATGGGTCTTTAATAGGCTCTAATTCTGGATGATCCAGAACTGGTGCCCATTTTGTGTTTAATTCTTCTGTTAAGTACATTTAAGTCTCCTTGTTATTTTTCTAAAACTGGTTAGTTATTTATTTTACCAAAGTTTTAGAGATTGTTTGTGCATAAAGATTGATTTCAGAATCACTAGACTTGATGGTCTTTTTATCTTCTTCAATCAAAACTTCATCGTCCAATGCAGAATTGTTGGCAACTTTTACGTTTGCTTTGAAATATGATTCTTTCAAAACGTCAAGTTTTTCAACAAATTCACCTTCAGTAGTAAATTCTACGTTCTCTGCGAGCGATTTTAATTTTTCTACTTGAGTCTGCGTTAGGCCTTCACACGCTGTGTAGATAGCCTCAATTTTTTTCTGTTCGTTTAATTCTTTTGATAGTTCGATACCACGAGCAATTTCTTCGTTAAGAGCTGCTTCTGTTTCTTCTAACTGAGCGGCTAATTCTTCAACAACATTAACTTGTTCTTCTGGAACATCGATATAATGTTCTACGAATACGTCACGCAAAGCAGAAATAAAGTTTTCTGTAATTTCAGCACGTAAACCAGATTCGATAGCCAATTCGTTGTCTTTCATCCATTCTTCTACCATGTAGTTGAGATAGTCATCAACTTTGTTTGCCATTTCTTCTTTGATTGTTTCAACGGCAATTTCAAATTCTTCCATCAATTGATTTTCAATTTCTTCAACGATTGGTTCTACACGGGATAAAACAGCAGCTTCAAAAATTGTAGCAGCACGCTCTTTGAATTCTTCTGAAAGATTTTCGCCTTGTAACAAAGCTTCTACATCTTCGCCGTAAGATTGAAATGTTGCGCCTGGATTCATTTGCATTGTTTGTGTTGGCATTTTACCCATAATACGGTCACGAATAGCTGCATAGTCTGTAGCAGGAGATTGTGCAGGATGAGTAATATCAGAACGACCCATAGTTTCTTGTGGTTGACCTTTTAAAGTAGAAATGCCAACGCCATCTTTTTCTGAACCTACAGGAGGTGTTGCACCTGGAGGAGTTGCAGTTGGGCTACCTTTTGTGTATTGTGGTAAAGCATCTTGTTCTTCTTCTGGTGATTGACCGATTTCGCCAACATCACCTGTGCCGTATGCGGTTTTAGCTTGAACTTTGTCGATACCAACTTCACCCATTGGATGTTTGTCGGAACCACGCATACCCATTTTAGATTTGATGTTGCCATCAAAAGTTGATTTAGAATCTTCGCCTAAAAGAATTGATTTAGCGGCGTCAGATAAATTGTGATTTGCCATTTTGAAAATCTCCTTGATTTATTTGGATATATTTATAATTAAAGTTTTTTCATGAAGTAATATAGCCGCTGTGACCATATGATATGAAACAATTAATAGGTTTTTTAATAGAATTTTCTTTTAATATT